AAGGAAGAACGGCAGAGGTTGGTAGACGAATGGAACCGGCGGGCGCTGGAACAGCTTGGATATAAACGAGAGAAAACCGCTTAGGCGGTAGGAAGGAGGACAAGCCCATGAGAGTTAGAGATTGGATAGTGGTAGGACTGATGATGAACGGACTGCCAATGGCTATGTTTCTTCATTGGCTGGTCATGGGATATTAGACATGAAGAAAAGAAAGTGGACAATGAAGAGGATTGTGGACACGTTATTCGTGCTGGTGATCCTGGGAGACATTGCAACAATGATGATGTTCGTGATGATCTCCATCAAGATTCTGAAAATGCAGGAGGTGATCACATGGCTGATACAGCAAGCTTAAAAGAAATCTTATTCCGGCATAGTGCGGAGCAGTGCAAGGTGTGTGAAGCCATTCCATTTGACCAGATTGGACATCAAATCGAGTATGAAAAGTTCAAGATGCTCCATGAGGTTATTGAGGATGCTGACCTGGAGGACGAGTACCAGGAATGGAGACGGGCTTACGGATATGTATAGGAAGGTGGTGAGGGTATGAACGAGATCGCGACAGTGATGAACGAGGAAGAGTTCGGGTATTTTCTTAAGAGCTTTGAGAAAAAACTGGATATGCGCCGGCTGAGCTTATTCTCAAAAAAATGTCATGTCATTGATATACTGTGTGACTTACAGTCGGATACCGTACTGACAGTCGGACAGATTAAGCAGTTGTTCGACTTGGCAAAATAAAAAAGAGCGCTCATATAAGCCGGCAAGCTTAAAGCGCTCAAGAAAAATAAGTCAATTACATTATAAGAAAATAGGAGAAATAAGTCAAATATGAAAACACTGAAAATCACGACAGATAACAAAATCTCTATTATTGATGTGAATCTTGATGATTACAGAGCTCTCCAACAGGAAATTGGAGGATACATTGAAACAGTACATACACAGATTATGTACGACTACTTTAAGGCGCCGGTCCTCATGTTGGTAGACGAGGAAGGATTAATTAAGAACCTTCCAGTCAATGCAGTGGCATCACATTTCTACGGTTATCAGAAGCATGGTTATGTTATTGCAGGTGATGCAATCTTCGCTATTTCGCTTGGTGAGAACATGACTGGATTTGGAGAGAGGGATTCCGAGCAGTGGATGCAGAAGATGCTGAATGATTTTCCGGTATTGGTGGCGGAGGAAAAGTAGCAAGATGGATGAATACGATTGGGCTGATCAGGAACGATTGGTGCGACAAGATGTAGAGGAGATAGAAAAGCAGATGAAGGAGGAGCAGGAACGTGGGAGAGAATAATACAGTCACTATTCCTACAGAGGAATACAGAAATCTTTTAGAGATTCAGGTCAGAGCGAACATTTTAAAAGATTATACAACAGCAGAAAATTACTCAGTATCACGCGGCATGATAGCCAGAATATTAGGATTTGAATTAAATGAAGGAGAGGAAGATTAATATGTATAAAGAAAAAATCACAGAGCTTTTATTAAGCACTAATAGAGAAGGAATGGACAAACTGGTTGAACACATGGAGAACGGGGGATTCTTCACAGCTCCATGTAGCACAAGATACCATCTGTCAAAGGAAGGTGGACTTGCTGAGCATAGTCTTAATGTGTATGAAAATGCATTGAGGATTTCAGGCGGATTGGGCCGTCCGGAGGAGGTTCTGAGAGATTCTCTTATCATTGTATCATTACTTCATGACCTTGGAAAGATGGGACAGTTTGGAAAGGAGAATTATGTTCCGAACATGCTGAAAGGAAGAGCAACAAAAGTTAATCCGGATCCAGAATCAAAGCAGAGTGAGGCGCAGCCATATAAATCCAATCCAGACCTTCTATATGTAGACCATGAAGTAAGATCTATTGCAATTGCTTCCAGATTCATTGAACTTACGGAAGAGGAGCAGTTGGCAATTCTGTGGCATAACGGATTGTATGGACCGTTTAAATATGAGATTCAGGGAAATGAGACACCGTTGTATATGATTTTGCATTTTGCCGATTTATGGTCAGCAAGAGTGACAGAGGAGGAAGGAATTAATGAGTAAAGTTATTTGCATTGCCGGAGAATCAGGATCCGGAAAAACAACATCAATGAGAAATTTGGACCCGAAGTCCACCTATTATATCGATGCTGATAAAAAAGGTCTTTCTTGGAAAGGCTGGAGAAAGCAGTACAACAAGGAGAATAAAAATTATTTTGCGTGTGATGATGCGAGTGTGGTTCGTCAGTATATCAAGCGGATTGCAGAAGCTTGTCCGGGTGTCAAGGTAATTGTAGTGGATACAATTAATGGACTTATGGTTGCGGATGAGATGCGTCGAAGCAAAGAAAAAGGATATGACAAGTGGGTAGATCTTGCGGCCTGTGTTTGGGATTTGGTTTGCGAATGTTATACATACAGAGAGGATTTGACTATTGTATTCACAGCTCATACTCAGACAGATCACGATGAGAATGGTTATATGTTCACCCGGATCAAGACTTCTGGAAAGAAATTGGACAAGATTGTATTAGAGAGCAAGTTTACTACAGTATTGCTGAGTAAGTGCGTTGATGGTCAGTATAAGTTTGAAACCCAGGCGAATAACAGCACAGCAAAATCCCCGATGGGAGCATTTGAACAGATGGAGATTGACAATGACATTGTAGAAGTAATGAAAGCATTGGAGGATTATTAAGATGAGAAAACCGAATAATTTTGAAAACGTACAGGCTCAGGGAGAATTCACTCCCGTTGAGCTTGGAGGACATAAGTTAATTATCAAGCAGGTAGAGGAACGAATGTCAAAGACAAACAAACCGATGATTGTTGTGTTCTTTGATTTTGCGCCAGGAGATAAGCAGGCTGGATATTTTGCAGAATCATTTAAGAATGATATCCGTCCAGACAAGAAATGGTCGAACCAGGCAACGCAGTATATTTTAACAGAAGACGAGAATGGAGACTGCAGCAGATCATTCAAGACATTCCTGACTTGCGTGGAACATTCCAACAAGGGATTCGCAACGCAGTGGGGAGACAACTTTGGTCAGCAGTTCAAAGGAAAACTGGTTGGCGGTGTATACGGTCCTCAGATGGACTACTACGAAGGAAGAGAGCTGGAGAAGAGAGTGCTTCGTTGGTTCGTGAGTGTGGATAAGGTTGCTGATGCTGCAGTGCCTGATATGAGTGAAACAAGAGCGTACAAGAATCATATTAATGGGTATCCGCAGGGATCTACTTCTGCAGGAGATGGCTTCATGAATATTCCGGATGGAATTGATGAAGAACTCCCATTTAACTAGGAGTTGATAATATTGGATATTCAAATCGATACAAGAGAGAAGCAGCGTGCCATTCGCAAGATTATTAAGACATTTGATGATAATGGCGTGAAGCATTTCTCAAGCAAATTATTGGTCGGTGATTATATGAGTCTGGACAATCCCAGGCTCATTATTGACCGGAAGCAGAATCTGCAGGAGTTATGCGGGAATGTATGCCAGCAGCATGAGCGGTTTAAGAGAGAACTTCTTAAGGCAATTGATGCCGGTATACAGCTGGTAATCCTGGTGGAGCATGGAGCAGATATTAAGAGCCTGGAAGATGTGTGGTTTTGGGAGAATCCAAGAAGGCATGAAGTCCGGTGGCGTATGGTAAATGGTAAGCGAGAGAAGTATGTGGTATCAGCCAAGGCAGTTGACGGAAACCAGTTATATAAATCCTTGTGTACTATCCGTGATCGATACAATGTCCGGTTTGAATTTTGCGAAAAAAAAGATACCGGCAAAGAGATTATCCGGATTCTGTCAGGTGATGCCCATGACTAGCGAGGAGATTAAGGCAACATATAGCATGCGAGATATTCTGACCAAGTGTGGACTTCCTGCACCGAATCGTGCCGGTTTCTGCCATTGTCCGTTTCACAAAGGTGACAGAGAGCCATCCATGAAAATTTACGATAAGGATTTTCACTGTTTTGCCTGCGGAGCTAACGGAGACATCTTTGATTTTGTCAGTAGGTTTTACAACATTTCATTCAAAGATGCTTTCCGGATGCTCGGAGGCGATTATAAAAAAAACGATTCCTTCGCGTCAAATCTGACAATATACCGGGCGAAAAAAGAAAGCGCGATGAAACGAAAAAAGGCAGAACGGGAGCACCAGAGAAGAAAATTGATATATGACTTGATTGGGATATACCGGGAATATATGAACCGGGCGGAACCATTATCAGATGCCTGGTGTGATTGTTACAATGCAATGCAGATGATGATATATCGTGCGGATATGATGGAAGAGAGGGCAGGTAATGAAAAACTTAATAGAATATGACAAAGAAAGTATTCTGTCCGAAGAGGTGTTTATAGAGATCTTCGAGCAGGAAGATGAGATTTTAAAAGCGAGAATGCTTTTATCTTGCCAGGAGCGAGCAAAGGAGCTCGGGGTTAAAACTGCCTTTGATGATCTGGTTAAGGCTTATAGAAAAGTTGAGAAGGCAGAAAGCAGGAGAAAATATAATCAAGTTAATACACTGGTTGAGAACTTCACGAATTTTACTGGTAAATACGATAACATGGCGTGTGGAGCGTGGATTGCATCAGATTCCGGGATTACTACGATGAATAAGGACTACAACAATGAGATTATTGCTTGTTATCACCCAATCCTGCCAATCAAGAGAATGAAAAACTTGGAGACTGGCGAGGAGCAGATCCAGCTTGCATATAAGCGAAATCATAAGTGGACTGAGATTACGGTGCCTAAAGACTTAATATCTTCCGCCAGCAAGATTGTATCATTATCTAAGCTTGGAGTTTCTGTAACATCTGAAAATGCGAGATTGTTGGTGAAATACTTGTCAGATGTGGAGAATCTGAATGATGATGATATCCCAGTTCAGATGTCTTCTTCGAAATTGGGATGGATTGGAGGAGGCTTTATTCCTTACGACACGGATATCGTATTTGATGGAGATATGCAGTTCAAATATGTCTATGAAAGCATTCGGGAACATGGAAGTTTTCAGGTATGGCTGGAGCATGTAAAGCAGCTGCGGAAGTCTGGGCGAATGGAAATTAAGTTTTACCTGGCAGCATCATTTGCCAGTGTTCTGGTTGGACTTCTTGGCACCCTGCCGTTCATCGTTGACTTATGGGGAGACACTGAGGGTGGAAAGTCCGTGGATATGATGTTGGCAACATCTGTTTGGGCGAATCCGGCTGATAATGCATATATAGCGGACTTTAAGACTACAGATGTGCAGCTGGAAGTAAGGTCGGACTTATTGAATAATCTTCCATTAATGCTAGATGATTCTTCCAAGGTTAGCTCAAGGATTCGTGAAAATTTCGAAGGAGTCGTATATGATTTATGCTCCGGAAAAGGAAAGAGTAGATCCAACAAGGAACTGGGTATACGAAAAGAGAGCCGGTGGAAAAATGCGATTTTGACCAATGGTGAGCGTCCACTGAATTCTTATGTGACACAGGGCGGGGCAATTAATCGAATCATTGAAGTGGAATGCGAGGAGAAGCTGTTCGAGGATCCACAGTATACAGTTGAATTGCTCAAGAAGAATTACGGCCATGCCGGAAAACGTTTTGTAAAAATCATAAAAGAGATGGGTGTAGACGAGATCCGAGAAATACAACAGGAGATACAGGCGGAAGTCTACAAGGATGATGTCATGCAGAAACAGAGTATTTCTCTGTCAGTAGTTTTGACGGCAGACCGAATCATTACAGAAAGATTATTTCATGATGAGGAATACATAGATCTAGAATCCGCTAAGGCTATGCTGGCAAGTCAGGCAGAAGTATCAGAGCATGAGCGATGCTACCATTACCTGATTGATAAGATCAATATGAATAAGCAGCGTTTTTCTGTTGATGCGAATGTGGAGCAATGGGGGATTATAGAGCAACCGGGTGATTATGCTTTTTTATTTGTCCAGGCAGCAAAAGACTTGTGTATGCAGGGTGGATTTTCCTACAAGGCATTCCTGAACTGGGCGGACAGACAGGGCGTGATCCAGGTAGATAAAGATCGGCAGACAAAAACTAAGAAAATAAATGGCAAATCTGTAAGGTGTATATGTCTCAAAATCAATGAAAACGTGGATAAAGACGGTTTTGAATCAGCAGATACATATGACCAAGAAGATTTACCTTTTAAGTAAAAGACACCAGTCACCAAGGTTGCCATAGAAAATGCATATATAAAAAGAAAAAAATATGTGAGTATGGCATATACAAAAAAGTTTTCCATATGAGAAATGCTTGGTGACACTGGTGACCAACATTGAAAAATGGCTAGAAATGCATCAACCATAGTGGTTTGCATAGGTCACCGAAATAATAAAAATATTGGCAACTTATTGGTGGCATATGGTGTTAAAGGAGCGTATATGGAAGAACGTATTAAATCAATATATAACGAGTGTTGGAAGATATACAAACAGTATCTTGAGACGCGAGACATGGCAGAGTGGAACCGGAACATGATGCAGGTAAAAAAGAAGTATGGTGGAAAGCCTGATGTGATAAACCTGCTTCTGTGGCACAGTATAAATGTGCAGGCGCTGCACGATCAGTCAAGGAGAGCGTAATGAAAAAAAGAATGAGATGTACATTTGCTGCATTTGTGGAAAAGATATCTACCCAGATGAGGCGCAAGAATATGTAAAAACAAGGCGAGGCACGGAAATAAGGTTTCATAGAGCATGCGTAAGGAGGCGAGGTAATGGCAGTAATTCGTAGTATCCGAGGTGGCACAGCCGGTCTGAATGAAGAAGAACGGCTTACAATTGCCAGGCTGTTAATTAAGGCAGGGTATTCCGTTAAGATTGGATATCGTGTGATTCCAGGTAATACAAAGGGCAAGAAAGAATATATCGTGGAGTATTGGGAGAAAGGAGAAGAATAGATGCTTACAGAAATGAGCTTAAAAGAAGCACTTAAGTATTTCATGAAAGGGCGAAAGGTCCTTGTGCTGAATGAATATGATGACAAGAGTATATCGGCAGAAAGGATAGAAGATTGTTTGCCGAAAGAAGCTAAGTATTTGGTAGATGTTCCTGCAGTACCAAATCCGGAGTTCGGACAGGCTGTACAGGATATGGTTGAGCCTGATCAGAATGAGAACGATACTGAAGGGGACGAACAGCTCCCCCCCCCCAGACCAACCGGAGAAGAAACTGGAAAAAGAAACGGTAGCAGCTCCGGGGAAGATGAGCAGGGAAGAAAAAAGTAAGATCATTCGTCCGTTTATCAAGAAAGGCTTGAAGAATAAAGAGATTGCAGAGCGTACAGGAATTCCACTTGGAACGGTCAACGGTTTATCAGGACCTATCAGGAAAGAGCTAAAGAATCCGGTAAAGGCGGAAAGGATTAAGTCCGGAGATAACTCTGACCGTCATAAATGCAGGACATGCCAGTACCGCCACAGTGATGCAGGTGGTTGTGATTATTGCATCCACACCGGAAAAGAGCGAGGTTGTGATGTGGAAGTATGTGATAAGGCAGTAGTAGGAGAAAGATTGACGAAGAAATAGGAGGAGCTGAGATAAATGAATAATCAACGAGCAATAGACAGATTGACGAAGCATTT